GCATCAGCAGAAGTATTTGCCGCTGGATTTGGTCATGCCGCAAGAAGCGAAGCCCAAGGCGCTCCTTCATCATTTGGATTATTTAGACCATTTGATGTGCACGGAGTTGTAAGCTCAACCATATTCACTTCTGGATACGGTCAAGCAAATGTGGAAAGCGACTACGGCAGAAACAAAGTTCAAGAATGGTCAGGAGTTCCTTCCGCAAAAGCTTTGTAATCTACATATAATTTGGCAGAACGTGTGCTATAATTAGTCACACGGAGGCCGGTGAGCTACGAGAAATGGTCCCGTCTAGGTATAACCTAGGCGGGATTATTCTTTAATGGTACAGTTTTATAGGTTTAAATAGTTTTATAAGGGATTATCAATGTCTTTAGATGGTTTGATGAAAGTAGTTAACGAAGATACTATACCATTAGACATAGCAGAAAAATATTTGAATTTGTTTTTAGGAAAAGCAGACTGGAAAACCAATATAAAAAAACTTTGGTCTATTACAGAGAAAAAGGGCTGGGATGATGAGGCCCGAAAACTCTTTGTGAAAAAAGCTATAGCTTGCGCAACGCTCATTCCTCAGTCGGATGGTACTACTATACCTAGTCCGCCAGAAAAATTATTATTTTGGTGTACAGCATGGAATCAATTTAATGAAAAAGATTGGTTTGATATGTATAAGAAAAACGCAAAAGAGGATATAAATATTACAGAAAATAGAATAAAAATAATTAAACTTGGAGTCATAGAACCAGTAGACGTATCTCCATTGAATAGGCAAGCATTCAATTGGCTGTATGGAAAAGCAAAGGATACGGCTAATCTTTCTTCTGACGAGCTAAAAGAATTAGAATCTAAGTTATTTAATCTTGTAAAAGCCTACGGTGGCGCAGTAGTATGTAACATGTTTGTTAATCACAAAAGTAATATACAAAATGTATTTAATTGGAGAAGTGGTTATTTCTTTGAAAAAGAAATATATAAAGTGTATAAATTAGAAGACATTATAAAAATCAAAAGCGCAGAAATCAAAAAGACAAATCCAAAATATATCAAAAGAATCAATAGTTAAGGAGAAAATATGACACAAATAGTATTAGAAGAAGTAGAGACCGGAAACGCAGAACTGGCGAATCCAGTTAGTAAAGCGTCGTCAATGTTTTCTTTTAAATTAACAGATGATTTTATAAATTCTTACAAAGACAAAAAAGCACCATTTGGGTATAGAGATGCGGGTGGAAACTCCGTTGGTGAGATAACATTTTTGCGCACATATTCTAGATTAAAAGCTGATGGCACAAAAGAAACATGGGTTGATGTATGCGAGCGAGTAATCAACGGCATGTACTCTCTACAAAAAGATCATTGCAAAAAGAATAGACTTCCATGGAATGACGTCAAGGCACAAGCTTCAGCAAAGGAAGCTTTTGACAGACTCTTTAATCTAAAGTGGACTCCTCCTGGTCGTGGCTTATGGGTTATGGGAACGGAGATAGTAAATGTGCAAAAGAATTCAGCTGCACTTCAAAACTGTGCGTTTGTTTCTACTGGAGAAATGAACAAGAATAATCCAGCAAAACCATTCGCCTTTCTTATGGAAGCATCAATGCTTGGCGTAGGCGTAGGCTTTGATGACAAAGGTGCAGACAAAGATTTTGCAATATATGAGCCGAGCGGAGAAGCCACTTATGTGGTTCCAGATACTCGTGAAGGCTGGGTCGAATCAATGTCATTGCTTTTGAATTCTTATCTAAAAGAAAATCAACCGAACTACATTTTTGATTATTCTCTTATTCGTCCATCTGGAACTCCAATTAAAACATTTGGAGGAACCGCAGCTGGTCACGAGCCTCTTGAAAAACTTCATAAGCACATAAGAAAAATGTTTAAAAATAGATCTGGGGATAAGCTCACACGAGTAGACATAGCGGACATAGGAAACCTTATTGGAGTTTGTGTTGTGTCTGGAAATGTTCGTCGTTCAGCGGAGCTCCTCATAGGAAGACTTGATGATGACAATTTCTTGAATCTAAAAAATAAAGAAAAGTTTCCAGAAAGAAATTCTTACAACCCAAAGAATCCTGGTTGGGGCTGGATGTCAAATAATTCTGTTGAAACTGAAGTTGGAGCAGACTTATCTAAAATAGTTGAAGGAATATCTTTAAACGGAGAACCTGGAGTTGTCTGGATGGATGTCTCCAGAAAGTACGGAAGACTAATTGATCCAGCTAACAATAAAGATCACAGAGTGGCTGGATACAATCCCTGTGCAGAACAATCACTGGAATCATACGAGTGCTGCACCCTAGTTGAGTCCTATCTAAATAGACATGAGTCATTAGATGATTTCAAGAGAACATTAAAATTTGCGTATCTCTACGCCAAAACAGTCACTCTTCTTCCAACCCACTGGGAAGAAACAAATGCAATCATGCAACGTAATCGCAGAATAGGAGCTTCAATTTCTGGCGTAGCTAACTTTGCAGATCGTGTAGGCATTCCGGTTCTAAAAGAATGGATGAACCAGGGGTATAAAACGATTCAGAGATACGACAATGTATATTCTGAGTGGCTAGGAATTAGAGAATCAATTAAAATGACAACAGTTAAGCCATCGGGAACTGTTTCTATCCTTGCCGGAGAATCTCCAGGCGTTCACTGGACACCAGGCGGCCAGTTCTTTAATAGAACAATCAGATTCTCGAACGAAGACCCAATGCTTCCACTATTTAAGATGGCAAATTACAGAGTAGAGCCCGCAGCTGAATCGCCAGATACTACTTCTGTAGTATATTTCCCAATCAAATCTGAAGCAGTTAGATCAGAAAAAGACGTGACTATTTTTGAGAAGATGGCGCTTGCCGTGACCGCTCAAAGATATTGGTCAGACAATTCCGTATCTGTAACCGTATCATTTAATAAAGATACTGAAGCACAGCACATTGGAACAGTTCTTCACATGCATGATGGGCAGCTAAAAACTGTTTCGTTCCTACCAAGTGGAAACGATACCTATCCTCAAATGCCCTACACGCAAATAACAGAAGAAGAATACAACAACAGTAAAGATAGTCTTTTCCCAATTGACTTAGACGGAATATATGCTGGCATGGCAGCAGACGCTATTGGCGAAGCTTATTGTACAACAGACGCATGTGAAATTAAGTTTGTAAAGGATAACTCAAAACAATAATTTCATGATATAATGTAATTTATGGAAAATGTAAATGAGTTAGAAGATACAAAGGTAGTTCTGGGCAACGGATACGTCAGACTTGTCGACAAGATGGGTTCTGACTTATCCGTAGCCAACGCAGCTAGAGCCTCTTTCGCAAAAGAAAGCAAAGAGATGTCGACTAGTGATGCTAGGCTTATCAACTTTCTTGCTAGAGAAAATCACATGTCTCCCTTTAGACACGCCTTTGCGACATTCGAATTTAAAGCACCTCTTTTTGTCGCAAGACAGCACTGGAAGTATGTAGTCGGATCTGACCACACGATGGACTCATGGAATGAGTCATCAAGAAGATACATAACAATGGAGCCAGAGTTTTATATACCGTCTTCAGAAAAGTGGAGACTAGCCCCTGAAGATAAGAAGCAGGGATCTGGTGGACCAATCGATCCATGGACAGGAGCCGTATTAAGTGAAGAGCTGGCTAAGTACGTCCAACAGGGTGAAGCTCTATATAAAATGGCAATGGACAATGGAGTTGCTCCAGAGCAAGCTAGATTGTTTCTAGCCGCCTACGGAATGCATGTTGTATACAGATGGTCTTCTAGTTTGCAGTCAATAGCCTTGTTCTTAAATCAAAGATTATCACACGATGCTCAGTGGGAAATTACTGAATATGCAAAAGCAGTTGAAGAGTTGATCACTCCTCACTTCCCAGTTTCTCTCGCTTGCCTGGTCAACAGAAATGCTTAAAAATATATTTTTTGTAGCTATATTTACGATTTTATTTAGTTGGTCATTAAATCTAAATTCATTATCACAGATATTGGCTGATAAAAAACAAAGAAGAATAGCTAGCTACTTAGCAATATTTTCTGGATTTTTAATTTCTTTGAGTATACTTTTTCTTTTAGGGTAGTTATGCCTGCTTCAAAACTAAACTACATTGTTGTTTACAATAACCATAGTCAGGTATATGGATCATCGTCCGAAAAAATAGCTATAGAGTCAGCTCCTCCAGAAGGTTTGTCGGAAGAAGATAAGCACGTATTTTTTATAACATTTGAACCAGATACAAAAAATATATGCGTTCATAAAGTCGATCCAAACAATATTGATAATATAGAAAGTAAAAGCAATAAAAGAAAGAAAAAAGATAGTGAGCAAGAAGACAAATCAAAAGAAGAAAGTTAATATAAAACTTGGACCAGGTCAATCATTTTTAATAGAAGATTTAGATATATTAATACATATCCAAAAAACCTATGCAAATATGTTGAGGGGTCAGGTATCAAATGATGATAAAGCAATATTTAATAGAGTAATTTTAGCTATTAATTTAGCAATAGAAAATGTCAACAACAGCAGTTCAAATGATTATGATGATGAATGGTAAATATGATAGATCTTTGTGTTGTCAACTACAATACTAAACCATTATTAGAAAGATTATTGGATAGTCTTCATGATCAGTTGATTACTGGAGGGCATTCAGAAAAATTTTGGAATTTATATATAGCAGATAATGGTTCAACTGATGATACGATAGATTTTTTTAGATCTAAAGAAGATGACTATTTAATAGATAGAATTTGTTTAAACAAAAACATTGGCTACTCAGCGGCATGCAATAAACTTGCAACCTTTGGCTCTAATAGCGTTATAGGATTACTTAATGCTGATGTTTGGTTTACAAATGAAGATATAACAAAGATTTGTAAAATATTTAATCAAGAAAAAGACATTCATATTCTTGGACCAAAACAACGAGATGAATATGGCTTAATTAGGCACGCTGGTATCGTAGGAACTAATACAGCTCCAAAGCATAGGGGCTGGATGCAGCCAGATCCAACAGACTCTCTTTACAAGGATAGAATCAATTGCGTAACCGTGTCTGGATCGGCATATTTTATTAGAAGATCTGTTTGGAATACGCTGACAAACAATGAAAGATATAGAGAGCTATACCCAGACGCCAAAGGAGCATTCTTGCCGACTCCTCACTACTACGAAGAAACTTGGTGCTCGTACTTTGCTCGTCACCTAGGCTATAATGTAGTGTATGATGGCAGTGTTTCTATTGGTCATAGCTGGCACGCTTCTTCTCCAAAGCCTGGAGAGGGCTACAGCCACGCCGATGCACAGTTTAAAGTAAGTCAATCAATATTTCGCAAAGCTTGCGATTACATAGGAATAGAAAGAGATTAACATGACAGATAAATTAAACCCGTGGATATATAACGCAGAAGTAAAAAAGGTTGTTGATGGAGATACTTTTGATATCATTATTGACCTTGGTTTTGATACCCTTAAAAAGGGTAGAGTTCGCCTATACGGAGTAAATACCCCCGAAAGTAGAACTAGAGATCTAGAAGAAAAAAAGCTTGGTTTGGCGGCAAAAGAATTCACAGATCAGTGGCTAACTCGAGCAAATCATAGGGTTAAAATTGAAACAATTCTAGATAAGAATGAAAAATACGGTAGAGTTTTAGCTAAAGTTTGGGATGAAAGTGGCAACTGTCTCAACGCAGATATTGTTGCTGCTGGCCTTGCCAGAGAATACTATGGTGTAGGCGATAAAACTTGGGTGGAATTCAAGAAAGATAGCTAATGCAAACATTCTTGCCTTATCCAGATTTTAAAAAGTCAGTAGAAGTTTTAGACTATAAACGTCTCGGCAAGCAGCGAGTAGAAACTTTTCAGGTATTAAACATACTACTTGGAAGAACTCAAACAAAAGGATGGATAAATCATCCGGTTACAAAAATGTGGAGAGGCTACGAAGCAGCTCTTCAAATGTACCAGAACTACACAATTCAAGAATGGATAAACAGAGGCTACAAAAACAACATGTCATTTGAAACACTCCTAATAGAAGCCAAAATGCCTTTTTGGTTTGGCGACGAAAGACTACATAAATCACATAGATCTAATCTTCTAAGAAAAGATTGGGAATACTATTCTCATCATTTTAACGAAGACCCCAACATGCCGTACTTTTGGCCAGTAGAAGAAAAATTATTAGTATAGTTTGCCATCAAGCATTTTTAGCTGTATAATAGACTTTGTCATATCAATTAACTCAAAAGGAAAAATAATGGCTGAAAATAAATTCAAGTATTTTACTGTGACAACAACTTCAATTGTGAAGTCCCCAACCGCAGCTGAGGCTCAGAAGATTGCTAGTAGCAATAATCGTAAGGTTTCAGGTGTTCGTGGAGAACTCCTTTTTAAGGATGTAGAAGTCGAAAGAATAACCGCAGTACAAGCTAGAAAGCAAGTCGAAGCTTAATTATTATTGACCAGGCTGGCGGCGTGTGCCGCCAGCCATTTAATTATCAGGTTTTATATGTCTAACCCAAAATTAATTGCACAGATGGTTGGAAGAAATGAAGAAAAAAGATTCTTAAAAGAAGTTCTTCAAAGACTTTCAACTCAAGTAGATGAAATAGTTTTTACCGATGATTGTTCAGAAGATAACACTTATTCAATAGCTTCTGATTTTTGTCACGCATACAAAACAAGTGAGCCTACATTCAATGTTCATGAGGGTAAACTTAGATCCATTGCCTGGAACAATCTTTCACAACACGCAAAGCCTGGAGATTGGATTATCGCTATAGACTGCGATGAAATGCTCTATAGAAAAGATGATCAGTCATCTTTTGATATCAAATCAATCTTATCAAAATCGGAAAACGATGTTGTCAACGTTAGGTTTTATCACATGTGGAACTTTACTCAATATAGAGTCGATAAATTGTGGGCTCCAAATAATAGTTCTAGGATATTTAGATTTATATCAGATGGCGTTTTCTTGGATAAAGCCCTTGCGTGTGGTTCAGAACCAACATATGTTTCGTCTTGGATAAGACAGAGAAACTTTTGGGTTAACTCAGGATTAATAATGAAACACTTGGGCTACATATTAGACGAAGATAAAAAGAAAAAATACGAAAGATATGCAGCTCTTGACGGCGGCAAATTTCATAATATAAATCATATCAATTCAATATTAGATGAAAATCCAGTTTTAATAAACTGGGGAAACTTTGGAATATAGAGGTTATAATGAAAGAAGTGAAGAACTCAGCAATCGAATTAACAAGAATGATGGGTGATCAAGAAAAATTTGCTTTTCTTAATATATCAAAATCTTCAATTATAGGTTTAAATAAAAAAAGCGAAAAGTCTTTTCCCACTGAAGTATCAAAAGAAATACTTAAGTCAATAAACTTAAGCGGTCCAAGAATTATGAAAAGCGTTTCTTATGATCTTGGGCTAGAAATACAAGAAGATAAACATTCTTCTATTGGCCTTAAAAAGAGCAATAAGTATTATTCGCCTAATCTATTTGAATACTACCTCCAAAATAATAAAATGGTGTTTGATTCTATAGTTGAATTCTTTATTAAAAATACTTCTAATGTTGTTGTCTCTCTTCATGATCAAAAAAGAGTAGCGAATATACTTGGCATAAGATACAACATTGTTAATGTTGGATATCATACTTTGTATAAAAGATTTGAAGAAACATATGATCAAATAGCTAAATACAACGGCAAGGCTCAATACTGCTTGCTGGACTGCAGCTCTTTAGGCCTAGCCTTGGCGTCTAGAATTTGGGAAAATCTTGACATGTCAATTATAGATCTTGGTAAAGCACTTAACTTTACCAGAGAATATAGTTCGGTGGTCAAGAATGAAAGAAGATAAAGATCAAGATGATCTAGCTCTTTTGGTGGACTTGATGTTCGAAACTTCAATGCCACTATCTGAAATAGCAAAAGAGCTTAATTGGCCTATCAATAAATTGAATAAAGAAATTAATAGATTAGGCTTATCTTGGCTAAAAGATAGCAGAAAAAAAATGTCTAGGGGTCAAACAGCTCTAACATTAATACTAAAAAAGCTATTGCCAGGAGAAAAAATTGTTAATGAATTTCATATTGGAGATAGATTAAAGCTAGATGTTTATTGCCCTAGATATCAAATAGCAGCTGAATATCACGGCAGACAGCATTTCTTTTATACGCAAAGATTCTTTGACTCAAAATATGAGTTCGAAGAATCTTTAGAAAGAGACGAAAAGAAAGTTCAGTGGTGCAAAGATAACGGCATAGCTTTAGTTGTATTTAGATATAACGATAAATTGACTGAAGAAGCTGTCTTCGAGCGATTGATGCAGGCGATAAGAACTAGCCCATTTATACCAAAAGAAAAGAGCAAAAAAAGCATTGTAGACACAACTGCGTATAAAATGGTTAAGAAGAAAAACTCTGAATACAGAAAAAAAGCATACAGACTAGCCAAAGAAAAAAGAAATGTCAGTAAACATAAACGAAATAAATAATGACAAAATACCTTTAGAGTATCAAATTTTTGCTCTCTGCTTTAAAAAAGAAGGGGCAATAGATTACTTTGCTGAGCATCTTCCAGAAAATATAGTTGGCTCAATACATGGTGAAAAGGGCATAAACGAATTTTATATAGCACTTCTTGGATATAAAAATGCAACTCAACTAAGCATTGTTGATCCAATAGCATTTAAGTCATGGCTTGAATCTGATTCCAATATACACGAAGCTCTAGGCGGAAGCGCCGGAGTAAATGTTATGCTAGAGATTCTAAATTCCTTAGAATTATCTACTCCAGAGTCGATAACTGAGCTGATCAAACATAAGGCAAAAAAGCGAAAGCAGATAAACTATCTGCAAGAACTTCAGTCAATACTTACCCAAAAGGGGCTAAAAGATGAGTCAGATATTGAGAGAATCCAGCTTCTAACTTCTGAGATCAGAGAGCTTGAAAATCAAATAAGATATGATCCATTAGAAAAAGTTACAACAGGTAACGACATAATTGCAAGAGTAGATTCTCTTTTGGACATACCAAACTTTCTACCCACGCAATTTAAAGCACTAAATAGGGCCATGGGATATACTGATAATGGCGGATTCTTTAGGGGAGCAGTTCATGCAATCATAGCTGCATCTGGAAAAGGCAAAAGTACATTCGCCAAATGCCTGGCAAATCATTGGCTTGATACTGGCTATAGAGTTCTATACGTAAATTTTGAAGAAGCGATAGGGCACTGGGAGAGAATACTTATGACCCAAATAATAGGCAAAAATGTCTATGCAGAGTATTCTAAGTGGTCAGATGCAGATAAAGAAAAGTATTTAGATACATTTAAGCAAAAGCTTTCTCTTTGGGGAGACAGACTAATGGTTAGGCATGACCCAGACACTCCTTATTTTGAAGATCTAGAGTTTTGGTTAAGAGATATATTAGGCCATAATGCAAATCTGCCAGACGTAGTCATCATAGATACCATACAGTCAATGTTTACAAGAGGAGCTGGAAAGGGCAAGCCTAGATGGGGCGAGTTTGAAGAAATGATGGTTAGACTGGAAAAGCTTGCTAGAGATATGAATTGCGTTTTAATAATAACCGCCCAAGAAAACGCGAATAGAATGAAGGAAAAAAGAGAAGTTGTTCAACAATCAGACACAGGCGGTTCTTTAACCATTCAGCAAAAGTGTGCAGTAACAATATTCTTAACAGAAAAGCGTTTGGCCACCGATGATGAGACAGAAGACGAAAACATAATGCAACTACAAATACCCAAAAACAGAATTACTGGCTCTGCGTTTTTGTATGATCCACCTTTGGTTAAATATGTAGACGCAAAAAAGATATACGAAGACTATGAGCCAGTTACAGATGATTCTTATGAAGGATCATCCTCTCTACTAGACGACCTATTAAACGATAAGGACTTTCATTAATGTTAAATTTTACTGTAGATGGAATAAAAGATTTTCAAATATGCGAAAGACTCTTTGACTATAGGCACTTAGAAAAGCTGCCAGAAAAAATCTATTCTAGAGATATACATACGGAAAAGTTTGAAAATACAATAAAAAATATTATTTATTTCTTTATGTTCAAAAAGCAATCAGGTGTAATTCCATCCTACTCTGCAATATTAAATAGATGGGAAAAAATGTGGTTCCCTAAAGACACCACTTCTTACGATATAATAACCGAGCAGCATGAAACTGTGTATGGAAATACGGCCAGCTTGACTTCAAAAGCTGCGGCTTCACTTTTATTATTTTATGAAGAGTATTCAAACGAAAACCTTATACCAATTGCTATTTCGGAAGAATATTATATTTCCACAAAAAATCAAAGCAATATAAAAGATACTTTTGATATTATTTTTTATAAAGATCAAACATTTTTTGTAACAAAAATATTGTTTAATTACAAGAAGAGTCAAAAAGATTTATACAATATAGATTTTACGTGTTTTAAAAAGGGTTTTGAAAATAGACACCCAGATAAAATAGATAGAGTTAAATACGGGTATATAGATATATTAAGTCAAAATGTGAAGTTTACAGAATACAATATAACAGAGGATGATATAATGATGTTTGATGAGTGGTGTGATAAAATAGATTCAACAGATATATTTATGTCAAAAAGAGGGCTTATACCGCACTGTAAAAAGTGTCCGTTTAATGATCCCTGCTCAAGATGGAAGAAGGAAAAATAGATGCCAAAGTCAATTCTAGATGATCTACTAATAGATAAAAAGTCGGATTCTATTTCTAGCGAAGAAGATAAAATACTTGCTCCTCTACTCGACGAAATTAAAAGTATTTCTGACGATACAATAAGATCATTTGTTAGATCTTTATTGATTAAAGCTGAAAATTTTTGGGATATACCATCTAGCTTTAGCGGGAAATACCATCCAGCAGATGAGCACGGTCCCGGCGGGAATGTTCTTCATACTAAAAGAGTGGTAAGAATAGCTTTGATTTTATCCGAGTCGTATAATCTTAGCATTGAAGAAAGAGATGTGGTTATAGCTGCCGCTCTTATACACGATTTGTGCAAGGGAAAAAAGAATCATGGTTCAGATGTCGTCAGTTACGATCCAATGCATCCTTATACAGTTGGAAAATTTGTAACAGCATGTCAACTGCACGATAAAAAGTTTTCTTCAGAAACAGATTCTTCTACCTTATATGTTTCAGAAGATGTTGTGCAGTCAATTTTAAGATTGGTTAGGTGTCATCTTGGTCCTTGGTCACCCGTTCCAGAAACATATCCAATTACATATTTAGATTTTATAGTTCACATAGCAGACAACATGGCTTCAAAGCTTCACTCTGTTATAATAGATAGTGATTTAATCAATCCAAAGTGGAGAATAAATGGACCTGGAGACAAGACTCAAGAAAAGATATAGCATTATATCTAACATTGATTTTTACATAGCAGAATCTATCTATTATAGAAATAATAACTGCTACTTTAATGACAAAGATAAAAAAGTTATTTGCAATATCAACGAAGAAGAACAAAAATCAAAAATCATATGAAGATAACTAGCGACAAAACCAAATACACTGGCGCTTGGACCTACGTAGAAACAGCTAAGTATGTAAAATCATTAAATAAAGTTATTAGAGATAAAAAATCAGATCAGACTATGTTCATAGATATAAATGACATGGAAGAATACTGTCAAAAGCATAATAATGTTCGGAATATACACTTCAATTTGGCATTATAATACTCCCGATATAGATAAGGCAACGCGATTAGGGTCTCTTTATTTCGATTTAGATCATGAAGATGTTACAGTTTCATTAACTGAAACTCGAAACTTATATTCGTATTTAGAAGAGCATATTCCAAGTGAATCTTTATTAGTATATTTTACTGGTAAAAAGGGTTTTCATGTCGAGTGCGAAGCGACCGCTTTAGGAATTAATCCCTCAAATAATCTTCCAAATATTTTTAGATACATAGCTAATAAGTTAAAGGTAAAGCTTAATCTTCAGTCCTTAGATTTTAGCGTCTATGATCTTAGAAGAATGTGGAGATATCCAGGTACAGTTCATCAAGACACAGGAATGTATAAAAATCTTTTATCTAAAGATATATTATTTTCTGATATAGAAACCATAAAAAAATACTGCTCCATAAAACAAGATAACAATGTAAAGGAACAAGAATTTAATTCTAAAGCCGGAGAGTGGTATAGAAACTTTTCTTATGACATGGAAATAGACAAAGAAAGATCAAAAGATTTCTTAGATTATTTTAATAAAAATGGGTCCTCTGCTTTCAAAGAGCTTTCAATGTCAGAAAAACAATTTACTAAAAAAGAATTACTTAGAAACTGCTCATCAATACAGAGACACATAGAAGACGCAAAGAGAACAAAAACCCTAAGCCATGAAGCCAGACTTTTTCTATGCTCAATCCTAACGTATGATAAAGAGTCAATAGAATTTCTATATGAAATACTAAAGCTTTGCGATGATTTCAATTATGAAAAGTCAACTAGCCATATAAATGACTGGATCAAAAGAAGACAGCTTGGCATCGGCGGTAGGCCTTATACTTGCGAAAGAGCAAATGCAGCTGGAGTAGGTTGTGGAGATTGTGAGCTAGAAAAAAAGAAAAAATGGATAACAATAGGCGATAGATACATAGAGAGCTCAGAAGAGTCAATGCCTTCGCCAATACGATTTGCATATAAAACTAAAAAGGAGGATTAGATGTCTGACAATATAAAAAATCCAGATGATGTTATAGGAGTTTGTTCTGAATGTAAATCAGATCAACCAATGAGCTACATGTATAAAAATGCTTTTGCACAACAAGGTTTAGCTGTGCCGTGTAAGTACTGTGGTGGGGTTGTTGTGATAACATATAGGGAAACAAGAGATAAATCATTAGATAGCTCAGATAGAGATAGAGGAATTAGTTGAAAAACTGGACCAATTTACATAACCATACAGTCTTTTCTATGTTAGATGGTCATGGGAATGTAGAAGAATACTTATCTAGAGCTAAGTCTTTAGGTATGTCTGGACTCGCCACTACGGATCACGGCAACATACATTCTTGGTTAGATTTCTACGATGCAGCACAAGCCACTGGTATAAAGCCTATTCTTCGGAAGCGAATTTTATCAAGCTAGAAAAACAAGATTTGATAAAGACGAAGAAGAAAGATCTGGTCCATCTAAAAATGAATGGGAACAAAGAGGCCCTTATCATATAACCATTCTTGCCAAGAACAATGTTGGATATCACAATATAATTAAGATGTCTTCTAGGTCTTTTCTGGAAGGCTATTACGTTAAGCCCAGAATAGATCACGACCTAGTAGCTCAGCATTCAGAGGGTCTCATAGTTCTTTCTGGCTGTTTGAACAGTGAGATATCTCAAGCCCTGCTAAGAGGTGACTACAAGTTTGCCCTCGAATCTGCGTACAAAATGCAGAGCATAGTTGGTAAAGAAAATTACTTTATAGAAATACAAGATCACGGTCTGCCAGAACAGAAAAAGATTTCTGGTCAACTTATAGAGATAGCTAATTCAATTGGAGCAAAAATAGTTCCAACTGGCGACTGTCATTACGTTCATCAAAAGGACGCAAGAGCTCATGACGTTATGTTGTGCGTGGCGACTAACGCAACAATACATACTCCAGATAGGTTTTCTTTTTCTGGTGATAATTTTTATCTAAAATCATACGATGAAATGTCTTCTTTGTTTGGAGACGAGTGGCTAAAAAACACTATGTCAGTTTGCGATATGGTAGATATAAATCTTAAGTTTGGAGAAATTCATTTTCCAAAGTTTCCAATTCCAACAAACGAATCATCGGTAGAATATTTTGAAAGATTGGCATGGGATGGTCTTAGGGTAAAATATGGACAAGAACTTCCTCAGCATATAGTAGACAGAGCTAATCATGAAATAAAAGTAGTTAAAGAAATGGGATTTCCCGAATACTTTTTAGTGGTTTCTGATCTGGTCAGATGGGCAAAGGCCAATGATATACGAGTTGGATGGGGTAGAGGATCAGCAGCCGGTAGCGTTTTGTCTTACGCATTTGACATTACTAATTTGGATCCAATTAGGTTCGGCCTTTTGTTTGAGAGATTTCTTGTAGAAGGAAGAAAGTCTATGCCAGACATAGATCTAGACTTTGACGATAGATTTAGAGATAAGGTAATAGATTACGCCAGAAGCAAATATGGAGATGACCGAGTAGCTCATATATGCACATTCAATAGAACTGGTGCAAAGCAATCAATAAGAGATGCTGCAAGAGCTCTTGGTTATGATTTTTCTTCCGGGGATAAGGTATCTAAATTAGTTCCTCCGCCAGTCCTAGGTATCTCAAAGTCCCTTTCAGAATGTATGGAGACAGAGGAGTTTAAAAAAGAATATAATTTAGATAAAGATTCTAAATATATAATTGATACTGCATTTACTCTTGAGGGATTAGTCAGACAAACTGGAATTCACGCAGCTGGAGTTGTTATATCTAAGGGGCCACTGGTTGACTATCTGCCCATCATGAAAAAGGGAATAGATAATCCAATAGTTACCCAATGGGACATGGGCAGAGTAGAGCAGTGCGGTCTTTTAAAGATTGACTTTTTGGGATTAAGAAACTTAGGCGTTATCGACTCCTGCATAAACTTGGTTAAGAAGCACAGAGGAATAGAAATAGATGTGGATCAAATTCCACTTGACGATAAAGCTACATTTGATGAGCTTTGCAAAGGCAACTGTGCAGGCGTGTTTCAGTTGGAGTCTTCTGGAATGAGACAGCTAATGGTTCAACTGCAGCCTCATAATATTGAAGATATCATGGCTCTTATATCTCTTTATCGTCCAGGCCCGATGGGCTCTGGAATGGATAAGCTTTATATTGACAGAAAGCACGGTAGATCAAAGGTATCTTATGATCATCCAAAACTAGAAAAGGTTCTTGGCCCCTCCCTAGGCATTATGTTGTATCAAGAAGACGTTCTTGGTGTCGCTAGAGAGTTAGCTGGATTTAGTTCAGCTGAGGCGGATGATCTTCGCAAAGTAATTGGAAAAAAATTGATGGATAAAATAGCTATGTTTAGAGCTAAGTTTGTTGAGGGCTGTGTAAAAAATTCAAACATGCTTCCAGAAAAAGCAAACAAGATATATTCAGATATAGAATATTTCGGTGGCTATGGCTTTAATAGAGCGCACGCAGCTAGCTACGCTATGATTTCATACACTACAGCGTACTTAAAGACAAATTATACAACAGAATATATGGCTGCATTGATGTCTTCTGTTGTGGGCAATAAGGACAAGCAGGCTTTTTATCTTACAGATTGCAGAAGACTTGACCTAGAAGTGATGCCACCTTCGATTAACAAATCTGGAATAGATTTTGATGTTATTGAAAACAAAAAGATTATCTTTGGTCTTTCGGCGATAGATGGAATAGGCTACACAATCGCAGAAACAATTGTTAAGAATAAAGACCTAGAACATCCTTACTCTAATATGTATGACTTCTTTAGAAGATGTGACCCCTCTATACTTAAGAAGTCAACACTAGCTCACCTAGCAGCGGCTGGGGCTTTTGATGAGCTAATAGAAGAAGATAAAAATAATGAGATAAGTAGAAGAGTTGAATTAGAAATATTAGAAAAAGAAAAAGAAGAACTAGGCATATACGTAACTAATCATCCAGTCTTGGGCATATGGGATGTAATTGGAAGCCAGGTGACTAGTGAGATTATAGATCTTGGAGATCTTGATTCTGGGACTCAGGTTAAGGTCGGCGGAATAATTAATTCAATTAAAAAAATGACCACCAAAAAAGGCGAGAAGATGTTCAAGCTTCAACTTGAAGACATCAGCTCTAGCATTGAAGTTTTAATATTTCCACGAGTGGCAAAAAATATATATGAAAATCACTTTGCCGTAGGGGATATTGTAATTGTGAGTGGAGCACTCAATAAAGAAAGCGATGAAGAAAATTCAATAGTAAAAATATTCTATAATTCTTCAGAAAAAATTGACTCAAAAGTATTTCATGGAGGAAAGCCGATTATACTTAAGGCTGATTCAGATGTTTCTCAAGTGACTTTAGATAAAATATATGATATAATTGCAGATAATAAAGGTAATAGACCTGTATTTTTAGAAGTAAAAAATGGAAAGCATAAATTTGTTTACAAGTTTGACATATTGTGCTCTACCAAAGTAGTCCCTGTAATAAAACAAATATTAGAATTGGAGCCAGTATCATGACACTTCCTGGAAGTTATCAAAATCCATCAACAAAAGATTGTTGGAATTTTTGCTCATCATGCAATAGATGCCAAGACAAGGGCAAGTATAACAAGTGCGTTTCTTGTAGCGGTAGATATGATCCCTTAGGAAAAACAGATCCGCATCCAGATGATTTCTGCGACTGCAAAAATGGAGTTTTAAGATGGCGCACTCAAGAAGGAAGACTAGTAATAACAAGATTTAGATCTAATCCATTTAAGGGAAAAGTAAACTATGAAAAGAAAACCCAAGACGAAAGAGATTGGGATTCATACGTTAAAGACATGAGAAATAAGCTCGGGGATCCAAACTTTAATCCAATAACAATAATAGACGAGGATTAGTATGAACGAAAAAGAAATAGGAAGAATATCGTACAATAATTTAACATTAATAGAATACCAAGAGCCAAACGATAGAAGCAGTTTTTTTGTTCAGTCTGGCGTTGCTGGCTTCTATGCCTCGGATGACGAACTATATGACCTATATTCATTGTTGAGTTACTATTACAATATGGATGCAGCTAGCAATATAGTTATCTCTTTAAGGTAGTTTATTATGCAGTGGCCCTACATTGAAGATGATCATATGGAGATTGGAAATACCGGCTGGGTTCCGGTTGGAGAAGGATTATATAAAAATATCCATACTGGCCATATTATTGACGAAAATGGCATTGAGTACGACGCTCAAGGAAATTTAGTAGAGACTAAAAACGAAGACATTTAATGCAAATAGAAATTAAAAAAATAGAAGAACTACAGCCAATTCAAAGGCTAGCTTTAGTTGATTTTTCTTATTCTAGAATAGACACCTATCAACAGTGTCCTTCTAAATATTTTTATACCTATATAAAGAAAGAGCCAAAGATATTTGGGGAAGCGGCTGTTCTGCGGAAATATAGTCCACTCTGTTTTAGAAAATGTTGTTAGCAGGGACAAGCCACTTGATCAAGAAGAAATAAAGACTGAGTACGAAAAACATAAAGCTTCCTACGATCCAGAGAAAAAAATATCAGAACAATTAGTATCTGTTGGTGAAACAATTTTAAATGAATTTTTTGATGAGAATCCCGCAGCTACTTTCAATGTTTTTGATAAAGAATATGAATTTAAATTTATAATAGGAAATTACTTATTGATTGGATATATAGATAGAATAGATCTATATGAAGATGAAGTAGTAATTATTGATTATAAAACAGGAAAATGGGAAGTTTCTCAAAAAGAACTTCCGAATAATCTTCAGCTAGGCATATATGCACTTGCCGCATCACTAGCTTTCCCTGACAAAAAGATAACAGCAGAGCTGTATTACCTAAGATCTGGAAGGCATAAGCGACATACATTTACGCCAGAAGATTTAGAAAACGTAAAATTAAATATAATTAATTCAATAAAACAAATTGTAAATGATACTTCATTTTCTCCCACCAGTAATGGAAGAATATGTAGTTACTGCGAGCACGCAAAAACCGGAGCTTGTCCAACTCGGTGTATT